AGGAAGAAAGGAAAGATAAAATGAAAGTAGGAGGTACCTGAATAATGGATATTTCAACATTAGACTCATGCGGGGTGAAAGCATGAAATATGTGCGAATAAAACCGACTATAGTTGAAGCTATTCAATGTTTTACTACTCCAGAAAGTATAGCTCAAATCGAAAAGTTTGTTGGCGATTCGGTAGAAATTAATAACAACCTTAAATCACCACACATTAAGATTTCTACATATTCTGTTCTATTTAGAGATGGCGAAAGAGTTGATTTGGTAATCATAAATTCCGGAGACTACATATTGCGTGATGAAGAAGGGTATTTCAGCACAATGACAAAAGATGAATTTGAAAAAGAATTTAAGGAGGTATCTGGATAATGGAATTAAAACAGACAGTTGAAATGATGAATAGTGCAGATTACAAGGAACGCTTTAAGGCAGAGTATATGCAGGTGGTTATTCGATATAAGAAACTTGCGAATATGCTTGAAAAGTGGGAACTCCCATTTACTCCTACTTGTCCGAGAAGCACTTACAATATGCAGGTAAGAGCAATGACGGATTATATTGCTGTTCTGGAAGCAAGGGCAGTTATGGAAAAAGTTGATTTGGAGGTATGATTATGGACATTTCAACATTAGGCTCATGCATCGCAATCGTTATGATTTGCTATATCGTAGGAATGGGTTGTAAAGCATCAAAAAGAATCTCCGATGAATGGATCCCGGTAATCATGGCGGTTATTGGTGGGATTCTCGGAGCAGTCGGAATGGGAATTATCCCGGATTTCCCGGCAACGGATTATATCACGGCAGTTGCAGTCGGTATGTTTAACGGTCTGTCGGCTACTGGAGTGAATCAGGTTATCAAGCAGACAGTGCAGAAAGAATAATTAAGGAGAGGGTATCATGTATTCATCTAAAATTACACTTTTCAACTATTACGAAAGTGCCACAACAAAAGATGCGTACTGGTATCCTCATGTTTTATCCAGTGTCGACCTCATTACTGACAAAGGGGCAATCCTTAAAAAGTATGGACCAGACGCAACTGACAACGCACAGTTACACGTTCGATACACTGTCCAGAACGGAGATGCAACCATCACTGACAAGGATGGTAAAATTCTTCCGTGGATTCCGCCTAAAGAGTGGAAACAGCAGATTAACAATGCTCTGGAAGATACTATCACATTTTCAGATGAATCGTTCTTCTGGGAGGGTGAGTGGACTGGTGGAACGGTAATTGACAGTGATTATCGGAGTGGATTCTATCAGTACATGAATGAGAACAAGGATAATGTGTTTAAGATTACCAGTGTAGGCGGTCCGTATACACTGATTCCGCATTTTGAGATTCTGGGTAAGTAATATGAGCAAAATTCATCATTTCAAAGGATTTTCCGTAGTTGACGGAGATATGAAAATCAAACTGAATATGGACAGATTCTCCAGACAGTATCAAGAAGCTCAGTATCTCCTTGACGGAATGGTTATGGATAGTATGGTGCCGTTTATGCCGATGATTACAGGAGACTTCATTAACCGAACAAGAGTTGAGAGTACATCCTTGCAAGGAACCGGGAAAGTATGTGCGGCGGCGGCCCCTTATGGACGTTTTCTGTATGAGGGAAAAGGAATGGTTGATGAAGCAACTGGAAGTCCCTACGCAAGACGTGGAGCAAAGAAAGTCCTTGTCAGCCAGTTCTCTGGTCAGACAGCCGCAAAGGAAAATCTTGAATACACCAGACAGGCGCACCCACAGGCACAGGCTAAATGGTTTGATGCCGCTAAACGGCAATACGGAAGCACATGGCTTCGCAAGGTAAAAGCACAGGCAGGAGGTGGCAGACATGGCAGATAAGCCAATTGGCAAAGATGCAACCGGATATGAGATTCTGACAGATGCCATGAAAGCACTTCTGAACCAGTATCCGGGACTGTATGAAAATGAAACAATCAAATTCGAGGAACTCGGCAAAGAATCCGGAATTGCGTTCTCAGCAGACAACGGGGCGTTGATTTATTCGGAAAAAGAAGATGTTTGCGGAACAATGCACCAAGTGTGCCAGTATCCATTTTATGTGGTTTACCGCACGGCATCCGACAAGGAACGGCAGAAGTTATCTGTTCAGAAGTTTCTTGACAATCTCGGTAAATGGATATGTCGAGAACCAGTTATTATAAACGGCTCTGAGACACGTTTAAATGCGTTTCCAGGGCTTTCACAGGGACGAGTGATAAAACGTATCACCCGTGATAACTCTTATGGTTTAGAGCCGCAGGAGAGTGGTGTGCAGGATTGGCTATTACCATTATCAGTACGCTACGAAAACACTTATGAAGTAATATAACAAGTAACAACCGGCTATCAATCGGAGATAGTCGCTAACCTACACAGCCTTTTAAAAGTTATAGGCAGAAAGGACATTTCTATGGCAGTTACAGGCAAGATTGACCGTAAATATATGGCTCATTATATCGATGCAGGTTCCCTCTGTGGGGGACTGACACCGAAATATGAGCGTCTTGGAAAGGACCTGGAAGAGTATAACGTTGAACTCAATCCAGATACCGAAACATCTAAAAACATTCTCGGAGAATCCACATTCAAGCATAACGGTTATGAAGTTTCTTCTGACGCTGATCCGTTCTATGCAGACACTACTTCCGATCTGTTCACAGCATTGCAGAAGATCGTAGATGGACGTCTCAAAGACGACAACCTCAAAACAAAAGCAGTTGAGGTTCATCTCTGGACAGAAGCCACAGCAGGCAAGTATGAAGCGTATCAGCAGGATTGTTACGTTGTGCCGACCTCCTACGGCGGTGATACATCCGGTTATCAGATTCCATTTACCGTGAACTATGTCGGAGAACGTGTAAAAGGAAAGTTTGATGTTTCCGCCGGAACATTTGCAGCTGACAGCGAATAAGCACATATACAAGGAGGGCGCGCCAAATGGCAAAAGTAATTAATACAAAAATTGACGATGGAATTCTCATTTTTACGTTTACCAACAATGAAGATGAAGTTTTTTCTTCTTTCAAACTTAATCCGACGGACATTAATGTAGCAGCACGTGCAGAGGAGCTGGAAGAATATTTTGAGCAGCTCAAAGATTCTATCCAGAAAGTCACTTCCGGCAAAGAAATGGCAGAGCTGAATAAGCAGATTGAGGACAAAATTAACTACCTGCTCGGCTATGAAGCATCGAAAGACCTGTTCAAGGAACCCATTACAGCAACAACTGTATTCGGTAATGGCCAGGTATTTGCTTATATCGTTCTGGACAAGATCGCAGAAGCAATCGCACCGGAAATTGAAAAGAGAAAAAAGAAAATGCAGGCAGCAGTTAACAAGTATACGGAGAAGTATGCAAAATGACCGCCTATGAGCTTCCCACCTCACTCAACATCAGTGGGGTGGATTTTTCTATTAGAACGGATTTTCGCGCGATTATTGATATTCTCATAGCTATGAATGATCCAGAACTGAACGAGCAGGCAAAAGCAGTTGTTATGCTACAGATTCTGTTTGAGGACTGGCAGAGTATACCGGCTGAGTGTCTGGATGAAGCCTGTCAGAAAGCATCGAAGTTCATCGACTGCGGACAGTTGGACGATAATCCGAACCACCCAAAACCCCGTTTGATGGACTGGGAACAGGATGGCGATATGATCGTTCCGGCGGTAAACAAGGTCGCTGGTAAAGAAATCAGATCGGTGCCGTATATGCACTGGTGGACATTCTTCGGATATTTCATGGAATCCGGTGAATGTCTGTTCAACACGGTCGTTGGAATCCGTTCAAAAAAAGTAAAAGGTGAAAAGCTCGATAAGTGGGAAAAGAAATTCTATCAAGAGAACAAGAACATTATTGATATAAAAACACGTCTCAGCGAAGAAGAGCAAGCGTATAAAGATGCGCTGAATGAGATGTTAAACCTCAAATAGTTAGGAGGTGGACGCATGGCTGCTGATGGCTCAGTCATTATTGATACCAGAATGGATACAACCGGTGTCCAAAATGGCGTATCAGCTATAAAACAGTCATTTAACGGCCTTGGAAGTGCTGTAAAAAAAATCGGTCTGTTAATTGGTGGGGCTTTTGCTGTTGGTAAATTGGTACAGTTTGGAAAAGAGTGCGTGGAACTTGGCTCTGACCTCGCAGAAGTGCAGAACGTGGTCGATGTTACATTTACCACCATGTCGGATAAGGTGAACGAATTCGCAAAGAATGCCATGACCTCAGCCGGACTGTCAGAAACCATGGCAAAAAGGTATGTCGGTACGTTCGGAGCAATGTCTAAGTCGTTCGGATTCTCAGAAGCACAGGCTTACGACATGTCAACGGCTCTAACACAGTTGACTGGTGACGTAGCATCATTCTATAACATCAGTCAGGACTTGGCTTATATTAAGCTGAAATCAGTGTTTACGGGTGAAACGGAAACATTAAAAGATTTGGGCGTGGTAATGACCCAGTCGGCACTTGACCAGTACGCACTGGCAAATGGTTATGGTAAAACCACATCTGCCATGACCGAGCAGGAGAAAGTAGCTCTCCGACTGGCTTTTGTGCAGGAACAGTTATCAGCCGCATCTGGTGACTTCATTCGTACTTCTGACAGCTGGGCGAATCAGGTGCGAGTGATGCAGTTGCAGTTACAGTCATTAAAGGCAACAGTCGGACAAGGGCTGATTAATATTTTTACACCTGTTCTGAAAGTAATCAATATTCTTCTCGGCAAACTGGCAACTCTGGCAAACGCATTTAAGTCATTCACGGAGCTTATTACTGGCAAGAAATCTTCCGGTCAAACGAGCGGAAGTGGGGCGGGTCTTGCCGGAACAGACGCGATCGCAGATACAGCGGACCAGTATGGACAGGCAGCCGATAATGCAGAGAAACTGGCAGATGCCACGAACGACAATGCAAAAGCAACAAAAAAAGCAAATAAGGAAACAAAAAACTATCTTTCATCGCTTGATGAAGTTCACAAAGTCACATCTACTGGCAGCAATTCATCTTCCACACCATCTTCATCTGGTGGAAGTGGTGGAGCAGGTAACAGTGGCCTTCCGAGTTCAGTTGGTAATGTGGACTACGGCAATCTCGCAGAAGGCGAAACCGCACTTGACAAGATTAGCGATTCCGCAAAGAAACTTGCTGATCTTCTCAAAAAGCTCTGGAAACCATTTCAGGACGCATGGAAAAAAGAGGGCAAGAATACCATTGATGCGGCAAACATTGCTTTATCAGGAATCGCAAAGCTTGCCAAGAGTGTAGGTAAAAGCCTTGTAGAGGTCTGGACAAATGGCACAGGCACAACGATGTTAGAAACCATGCTGAGGATTGCTCAGAATGTGCTTAAAACTATCGGTAATATCGCATCTGGTTTCGCTGATGCTTGGAATAAGAACAATGTTGGAACGCAGATCATACAGAACATTGCAGACGCCCTTGTGGTGGTTATGCAGTTTGTGGAAAAAATCGCAGAAGATACTGCAAAATGGGCGGCAAACCTTGATTTTTATCCTTTGTTAGAATCCATCAGTAATCTGACCAGTACATTTGCACCAATACTGGAATCCATTGGAAATGTTCTTGAATGGATTTACAAAAATATTGTTCTTCCGATGCTTGAATGGCTGATTGAGACCGGAATTCCGACAGTAATCAATCTGGTATCGGATTTGGCTGGATTCTTTGCGGATCACCAATCAATTATTGAAGCATTCGGTGCAGCTCTTATAGGTGCATTTGCTGCAGAAAAGATCGCAGTACTAGCTAAAAGTATCAGCGGAAGCATCACAACCGTTATGGATTTTGCAAAAGGTCTCATAGCATTGATGACTGGTTCTGGCGGAATTATAGGTGGTATTAAAGCTATCGCAACGGCTATCGGGCCGGGTGGAATTTTTATAGCGGCAGTAACGGCGTGCATTGCAATTGGAGTATTACTGTATAAAAACTGGGACAAGATTAAAGAAGTTGCGGGGATCGTAGCATCTGCTGTTGTTGGCTTTTTTAAAACAATGGGCGAAGGTGTAAGTATGATTCTTTCTGATCTGAAAGAGACCGTTACTGGAATTTTGAATGCGATAGGAACGCTTGTTTCAAATGTCGTTTCTTCGATAGTTAAATTTGTGACTTCAAAGACGCGAGAAATGGCAGAAGCGGCAACCAGAAAAATTAATGACATGAAAGAAAAGACTTCAACTTTATGGAATGGTATGAAAGCCAATGCAAAAGAAACTTGGGAGAATATCATGACGATTGTGGGAAATAAAGTTGCAGCTATCCGCGATGCTATTGTAAACAAATTTACATCGGCAAGAAACAGAGTGGTGGAAATCTTCGGCGGTATCCGTGATACCATTCGAAACATATTGAACAAGGTCATCGGAATCGTCAACAGAGCAATCGGAACTGTCAATAGTGCGATTGGTGGAATTGAATCGGCGTTTTCCTTCGGTCCGTGGGAAGTGCCTACTCCATTTGGTAAGAAAACAATAGGATTTAGTGCTACATTTCCGCGAGTTCCAACTATTCCATATCTTGCAAAAGGTGCCGTTATTCCTCCAAGATCAGAATTTCTCGCTGTGTTAGGAGATCAGAAGCAAGGAAACAACATCGAGACACCGGAAGCACTGCTCAGAAAGATTTTCCGGGAAGAAACTGCAGAACGGCAGACAGGTGGCGGCGATTATCGTTTTATTGCTCAGATTAATCGCAGAACAATCTTTGATGAAATTATTGATGAAGCAAAATTAAGACGCAGCACAAGTGGAAGAAATCCGTTTGAACTGGCATAGGAGGTGGAAGAATGGCAACTATCCCAAAAAGTATAACAGAGCGATACAAGATGAATGGATCTTCTATCTATCAGCCAGATAAAGATATGGGTTATAACCTCGAAACAACTTATTCAGAAGGTAGTAACCGTACGCAGTTCGGAAAAGCGTTGTTAACTCCATTGTTTACGGTCGAACAGTATAGCTATGAAGCATCAAACGTTCCGGTTATAGAGGCAAATAAAATTCTCAAGGTTATCGCAAAAGGAAAAACTTTCAGTTTGTATCATTGGTCGCTTTACCACATGGCATGGAGAACTGATCCGTTTTATGTCGGAAAAGCAAGCCTAACTATTGGAGAAATTTCGCAAGACTTAAAATTTGTATCAAAAATATCTTTTAATATGCAGGGGGTGAATCCACTTGATTAATGTATCTGATACATTTAAGCAAAAACTACAGGACGGAGAAAGAGTCTGGCAGGAAGTGGAAATCACCTTTCCTGGCGGAACTGTAAAAACAGTCAAAAACGAAATCATGGGCGAAAATTGTACTTTTTCTGATTGTGCAGAAAGTAGCAGCTTTCCGATTGGCTGCGTTGTTTGTAAATCCATGACATTGGAGTTGGACAACACTTCCGACCAGTGGAAAAACTATAATTTCTACATGGCAAAAGTTCATGCGTATCTTAAAATGCAGACCTCCGTAGCAAGTCCGGCTGCAACAGATGAATTGCTGGATGAAAACTATGACCCAATTCTTGACCAGAGTGGCGGTGCGATTCTGGCAACAAAAGCAGCGACAGAAGACAGAGTCGAAACCATTGATAAAGGTATTTATACAATTACGACACCAGAACAATATGGCGAAATCCTTAGTTTTACCGCTTTGGACGATATGTATAAAACGAACGCAACTTATATATCTCATCTGGTTCTGCCACAGTCAATAGAGACTCTTGTTAGAGATGCGTGTGAGACTCTTGGTATTCCGTCAGAAGTCTCCATGGCTCATGGAAATCTGATCGTGTCAGAGATTCCGGAAAACATGACGTTTCGTCAGTTGTTCGGATGGGCAGCAATGCTTGAGACTGCGAACGCTCGCCTGGACAGCAGAGGATACTTGCGATTTATCAGATGGGATTTTTCCAATGTACAAGAAGATTACAACGCAGTAGTGGACGCTGATGGAAATGTAACATTTAAAGGCGGCGCAAGTATTGACTCAGAAAGTTTTATCAGTCCGACAGGGAACTGGACAATTGATAGTGATGGATTCTTGACACTGATCGAATCAGCAGCTGACACATCCGAAAAGCTCAAAGACTTTTTTACAAGTCCAACCGTTTCTAGTGATGATATTGTGATTACTGGAATCAAGCTAAAAAATAGAGAAAATGAAGCCATGTACGGAAGCACAGGATATGTTCTTGAATTGGAGAACGACCTTGTTGCGGATTCGGACTTGGACACGGTAGCTGCTCAAATTGGCGATTCCATAATTGGAGCTAAATTCCGTAACATGTCGGGAGAACTTGTATATAACCCACTCATTGAGTTTGGAGATATGGCATATACTTATGATCGCAAATGGAACAGATATATAACTCCGCTGACGGACGTTTCTTGTTCCGTTAATGGAAAGACTACTGTAAAAACTCAAGCCGACGACCCTATCAGAGGGCAGAGCAAGTTCCAGTCAGAATCCACTAAGGCAATCGTAGAGGCAAGACGACTTGTTAAAAAAGAACAATCAGCTAGAGAAAAAGCAGTAAAGAAATTAGAAGAAACCTTAAAAAATTCTTCTGGATTATATGAAACATCAGTCGCACAGGAAGATGGCAGTACTATTACATATCTGCATGACAAGCCTACACTTGCAGAATCAAAAAATGTAATTAAATTCACAGCAGAAGCCATTGGCGTATCCAATGATGGTGGCAAAACATATCCTTACGGTTTCTTTCTGACAGGCGATTTGATAGCAAAAATTCTGTACGCACATGGTATCAATGCTGATTATATTGACACAGGCGCACTGATTGTCAGAGATAGCGATGGAAACATAATCTTCCAGGTTGATATGGACACCAAAAAAGTAATCATCAGTGGTGATAATGTTGTAATTGGTGGTAGTTCTTTGCCGGATAAACTGACAAAAATGGACAACAATATTGCATCTGCCAAGAATATGACATTCCAGCTGTCGAACGATATGCAGACGATCACATCTGACGCAGACGGAAACATTCCGGTATTTCCAACAGTGGCAACTACAGCGAAAGTTATGTACGGCTCGTCAGATATCACAAATGATTGTAGCTTTACCGTGACGAAATCAGACAGTGTAACCGGCTCTTGGGATGTAGATACGCATACTTACACTGTCACAGGCTTGAGTGCAGACAATGGATGGGTGGATATTAAGGCAACGTACCTGATTAATCTTTCTATAACGAAGAGATTTACGATTTCCAAGCAGAAATCAGGGAAAAACGGAAAACAGCTTTATACATGGAGAAAATACGCATCCATGCCGGATGGCTCTGATATGAGTGATAGTCCAGATTATGTAAAACTTCTGGACAGCGCCGGAAGTCCCATACTGGACAGTACCGGGGATGAAATCTATACAGTCACAGAAGCAATCTATGTTGGAATTGCGGACAACAAAACTACAGAAACACCGTCTGATAATCCGAAAGATTACATTTGGAGCCGTTTTCGCGGTGAAGACGGAGCGGATGGAATTGGCATTCCGGGAGAGAACGGAGAAACTTCTTACATCCATACCGCTTATGCAAATAGTATTGATGGAACTGTGGATTTTTCCACAACTGATACAGATAGAATTTACATTGGTCATTATTCCGATTTCGAAAAGACGGACAGTGCAGACCCAGCGAAATATACATGGGCGAGAATGCGTGGAGAAGACGGGCCTCCAGGAAGAACGTATTACCTGAGAGCCAACGCAGGAGTCCTGATGATGGGACAGGATAAGAAAATAACTCCTAATCCATTCAATGTTCATGCGTATTACAGAGATGGACAGGGTGACGAAGCAACTTTTAAAACCTGGTGGGTAGTAGAATACAGCAAAGATGCCGGAAAAACATGGACAAAAATGGCCTTTAATTCACAGACCAGTGGAATAACTATTAATCCAGATAGCTATTCTCTTGGTGCTGACGGGATGATACGTGCAACAATTTATACGGATTCCGGAAGAACTAAAATTGCCGATCAGCAGACATGGCAGGTTGCTGTTGACGTTGGCATGCTTACGCAGGAGCAGATTGTTGAGATATTGTCCAATAATGGAGAATTTAAAGGTCTCTACTATCTGAATGGACATCTGTACATCAGTTTAGACGCATTGATGGGAAACGCCGCAATTCTAGGTGGAACCAAAAACGGAAACGGATACCTAAAGATTAAAGATAAAAAAGGCACCGTGAAGGGACTGATAGATTACTCAGGCTACACTGCATTTACAAGCTATGAAGAAAATTCTACGCGCATGAAATATACAGGAATTTGTTTTTCAGATACTGGAATAAATCCTGTTAGTGCCGAGAAATACTTTAGCAGCACTGCGGACATTGAATACGTTGAAACGGCGTGGGGAATCGACTGGACTGCCGAAGAGCTTAATATTAGTGCAACAGAAGTATCGGCTGATACCGGTACATTTGGAGATTTAACTGTTACCAATTCTGCATCTTTCACAAAATCGCCAAAGATAGAAGACATGGAGTATACGACATCATCAAATACTGTTTGTTGGGATGGACGTACAGGATACAAACAACTGATGCTGAAAGCTTCATCTTCAAAGCGCTATAAAGACATTGGAAACGATATTTCAGAGCAAGAAATTGAAAACTGGTACAATATTAAACCAACGCGGGCGAAATATAAAGAGGGATATCTAGTTAAAGGGGACGAGAACGAAGGAAGATATATCCCGATGTTTATTGTCGAGAATGTAGAAGCATTCTTTCCAGAAGCTACTCGGCATCAAAACGGACTTGTTGAGGACTGGAACGAACGTATCATGATACCGGCTATGTTTGCGAT